CACCTCTTCACGAGTCAGCTTGCGTCCCTCGATGTACTGCAAGTCCTTCGCGGACTGCGCAGCCGACTTGAAGGTCATACCGTCTTCGAGGATCGGTGTTCCGCCGGCCAGCTCGGCCCTGTCACCGGTGTACTGGGTGTGCCATTGCCTCCGGAACGCGGCGCGGGCCTCCGGAGACCAGTTGCCCGAGATCGCCGTCGGTGGCCGCTCGATGTAGCCAGACACCCTGGCCCCGTTGCGCATGATCTGCTCGCGCATCTCAGAGCCGGTCCACTCCTCGCGGAGAGTCCTGCGCAAGGCCTCTAACGGCGAAGTGCCGGTGTCCTCGTCCAGCCCATAGCCGCGGAAGTAGACGATCTCGTTCGCCGGCACAACTCGCCGCTGCTTCGTCCCGGCGATCTCGAACGCCTCCGGCGTGAACCAGTTGTCACCCACCGGTTTGACCATCTTCGGCGGAATGCGCATCACACCGAAGCCGTCGTCTGCCGTCTTCGTCTTCCACCAGTAAGCCACGTCATAGATCGCGAAGTCGTGCACCAGGCCGTTGATCAGCCGGTACCGCGTAGTCCACGGATTCGGCCTCCGGAGCAGCACCGACAGCGGATGGTCCTGCAAACGCTCACGATCAGCCTCGCCCTTGCGTCGATACACCGGCAGTCCGAGCTGCGCGATGTTGCGGGCCAGGAACGTTACGACGGTCCGCACCGACTCCTGGGTGCGCCAAATCTCGCCGTACTCAACCGCCATCGTGCTCGACAGCGTGATCCGCTGCGAAGGCGTTGAGAACGCCGGCCGGCCGGACAGGCCACGAACTGCGCCCGCCGACTGCACGAAACCCATCCGGGTTAGCCGCCGCCCACGATCTGCACGTAGTCGACGTTCGCCCCGTCGATCACGATCTCGCCGTCCGCCGCTGCGGGCTCTGCACCTGGTTCATGGATCATCGCTCCTTGCAGAATCAGTAGCGGGCCTGGTGTTTTCGTCAACACGCCAGACACCGCGCTGCCCGAGATCAGTGACACCAGCACCTTCCGGTTCATGCCGGGATGTCGGCGCATCCTCATACGATCATCAGCCCTTCGCCGTCGTCGTACGCCGATGTAGGCGTCACGTCCTGCGCTGCCAGAGCCCGCGACAGCGCCATAATCAGGGCCACTACGCCGTCGATCTTGTCCCCGGCATTCGCTTTGTCCGGCTTCACATTCCCTGCCGGGTCCATCGCCACCGCGAAGTTGTCCACCATCCACCGCAGCAACGGATTACCGCCATGCCGGACGATCGGCTTCTGCTCAGTTCCGGTGAGGATCAGCCGCTGCAAGTCCTTCGTCGGCGCCGACATCGAGGCGAACCCCTGACCCATCGTGGCCATCGGCGCGCCATCGCTGATCAGGTTGTTCACCAACTGCTGCGCATTCCACCGGTCATAGGCAATCTCCTTGACCAGGAACAGGTCCCGATCCCGACCGATCTGCGCCTCGATGAAGTCGTAGTCCGTCACATTCCCGGGCGTGGTCGTCAACCAGCCCTGCTTCACCCACGTCGACGCGGCCCGCGCCGTGCGCTCATCCAACTTCTCGACGCTGTCCTCCGGCGCCCAACACCGCAGCATCACATCGAACGCCCCCCCATCGGGGAACACCCAGCACAGCGCCGTCAAGTCCGATGTGGAGCCGAGGTCCAGGCCGCCGAAACACTCCCGGCCCTTCAACCGAATCGGATCAACGATTGACGCATTCACATCCCACGGGCCCAGCTCGAGGAACTTGAACTGCTGCTTGGTCCGGATCCCCAAGTGCAGCCGTTGGAACGACGCAAGTTCAGCCGGCGAGTCCTTCGCCTTCGTCGCCGCCGACGCCATGAACCGCTTCGTCGGCGACACCCCATACCCCGGGTTGGCCTTCTTCCAGGTCGCCTCGACGAACGGGTCATCGGACGGCTCGGCCGCGAAGATCACACCGTAGGTGGTCGGGTCTTTCAGCGTCCCGCGAGCCAACTTCTCGATCCGCGTGCGCTTCTCGTCATACGGCGTGTGCCGCCGACCCGCATCCGCAGTCGTGATGAACAAGATCAGCGGCTGGATCCGCGACCCCGTGCCGGTCTCGATCGCCTCGATCAGATCGTTCGTCTTGTGCAGGTGCACCTCGTCGACGATCCCGCCGTGCAAATCCCGGCCATGCTGCGCGTCACCAACATTGGCGACCGGCTCGAACACCGACTCTGAGGCCTTGTGCACGATCTTCGACTGGAACGGCTCGAAGTGCTTCCCCAACGCCGGCGACCCGCGCACGATCTGCTTCATCGGATCGAACGCGAACTTCGCCTGATCCTTACTCGTCGCCGCGCACACCACCTGCGCACCCGGCTCACCATCCGCGCCCGTCAGGTAGATGCCCGTCCCGGACGCGGTCGTCGTCTTGCCGTTCTTACGCGGCAGCTCCACCCACGCGGTCGTGATGATCCGCGCCAGCTCGCCCGAATCCTTCGACGGCGCAACCCAACCGAACACCGGCGCCAAGTAGTAGGCGACCTGCCAGCAATCCGGATCGAACGACTGGCCGGCGAACCGGCCCTTCGTGTGCCGCAACCTGCGGAACGCCGCGACGACGTGATCGACCCGCTCCGGATCGAACAGCGCGCCACGAACCACGCGAGGCTCCGGGGTCTTGATCAGCGGCGGACACGTCGGCGGCCGATAGCCACGCGACTCCAGGAACCAAGCGACCTCGGGGCTGAGTTTCAGCTGGTCAAGGTCAGCGTTCGCCCACGCTGCGCTACGCCGAGGACGAGTGGCCGGTGCCCGCGAACGGGTCGTCTTCCGCGCCGCCACCATTACCACTCATCGGCTTGCCGACGTTCTGCTCAGACGACGGGGTCAGGCCGAACTCACGACACGACGCGCGAAGCTGCTGACCAGCAGCTTCCGCCGCAGACAGCGCCGGATTCTTGTACCTGCGCCCGTTGTCCGGGTTCGTCAGCACGACCCCCTCCGCGCGCACCTCAGCCACCGCCTCGACGTAGGTCGCCCACGTCTCGCAATGCTCCACCAGCGCCGCGAAGTCCTCCGGCTTCAGCAGGTCCAGCTCATCCAGCCCAGGAACGATGCGATCCCACTCCGCGCGGGCCTCCGCGCTCAATATCTCCGGAGCGTCCGGGGCGCCGCGCTTGAACTTCGGCACCTCATTGACCGGCCGGCCACCGCTATCCCTACCAGCGGATTTGCCCTTGACCAGCTTCAACGCCGCCGGAGCGGCCGCCGGCCCCCAGCGACCCACGGTTATGCACCCGCCATGCAAAGCAGATGCATAATCCGGAAAGAATGCGGAAAACCTGAGCGCGTAAAAATTCGGCTACCGGGGCGGGGTTTCTGTTTGTGCTGGTCAGAGGCTTGAACCCCCCTACCCATGTTGGCCTTCGGGTATGTAGAGCAATTCGGTGAATAATATGCATGCATTTGGGATTTGTGTTTATGCATTGTTGAATTCACCTCGCTCTGGTTTTGCCTCGCATTGCGTCGGCGTTGGTCTTTGTCTGGTGATGGTCGTGGCAGAGGCTTTGCAGGTTTGTCGAGTCGAATTCGTCGCCGCCTTCGGCCAGGGGCGCGATGTGGTCGACTTCGTCGGCAAGGCGCCGGCAGCCGGGGTGCTCGCAGGTGGGTGTGGTGCGGAGCTTGTGGGCGCGGAGCCGGCGCCAGCGGGTGCCGGCCTTGCGGCGTGCCGCGCCTTCGAATGCTGGTCTGCAGGCGCATGGCTGGCGTGGTTGGGCTAGGGCTCCGCAGCGTGCGCAGATGCGGGGTGGTGCGCTGGGCATGTCGGTCACCTGCCCGGGTATGACGAAGCCCCGGTCAGCGTTTGCTGCCGGGGCTGTTTTTCGAGGTCGGGGCGTGTTTCTCCCCACTGGAATCCGATAGTAGCAGGTCAGCGCGTCAGAAATCACAATCGTGTGATTTTCCTGCGGGTGAGGTTGTTGTCTCGGCGTCGGAGTTTGCGGGCTCTGGTGAGGCTGTAGACGGGTTCGTCGGTGGGGGCGAGGCGGAATTCGATGATTGAGCCGTCGTGGAGCCAGCCGGCGGTGCGGAGGCGTCGGGCGTTGATCCAGGCGTCGAGTTGGTTGTCGGTGATGGGTTCGTCGATGGTGGCCATGACGTCGATGAGTGCTGTCCGGGTGTGGTGGTCTCGTTCGGCTGCGGCGCGGGTTCTGGTGGTTTCGACGTCGATGGTTTGGTGGCAGTTGGGGCATTCGACGGTGCGGTCGTAGGTGTCGGCGAAGAGGGTTCGTCCGCATTGGCGGGGGTGGCCGTGTTCGTCGCGGCCGAGGATGGTGGGGCAGGGTCCGACGAGGTGGTGTTCTGCGGGGTTGATGGCGCGGTGGAGTTGGCCGCCGCGGTCGGGTGTGCCGGCTATGCGGGTGATGTCGTCGTAGAGCTGGTGGCGGCCTTT